TGTTATCTTACGTGTGTTAAATGTATTTTTCTTTGATATGGCATCAATTGGGAAGGATGCCGATTGTTTATCCCTCTTACTCTTGAATTTTGGAAATCCTTTATGTTCTTTGAAGAACTTATCGTAGGCGGTAAGCATTTGTCTGATTGCTTGTTGCATCACCTTTGTATTTTGTTCCTTCAACCATTGATATTGGTCATCTTTCAATAATATTCCATGAAAGTACTTTGAAAGTTCATTAAGTCCAAGATTTGTTTTATCAACTTTATAAGATTCTTGTTTCCGAGCAAGCATGTGATTATATACAAACCGATAGCAACCAAGCACCTTATTGAGTGCTTGCTCCTGCGTTTTATTTGGATATAACCTTATTTTAATTGCTCGTAACATTGATTCACTTATTTAATTCAATTATATAATACTTTTTTATTACTTAATTTCCAACATTTCTAATAATTTTTCTTAGAATTTTATTTAACTGTTATCACCACGACCTTTTCCGAACATACCGGCAGCAGCACCTTTTACACCTTGTTTAATTTGATTAAACATGCCTTCATTTTCAAGCTCCTCATTGATTATATTTTGGATATAATTCTGAAGTTGAGCCTCATTCATTACTTTACGTGTTGGTTTCTTTGGTTTAATCTGTCGAGATTCTGAAATAACTTCCTGAATACATTCTGCAATCAAATTTTCAAACTGCTTCTTATTTACTGTCTTCTTCATAACGTTATAAAAAATTATTTATAATAAATAGTAACTAAAATTTGTTATTATAAAGTTTATGCATTACAGATTCAGAAATTTTTTCAACCATTCTACGCTTTCTTTCTTCTTGTAAAATTTCATCTAAATCAAACTCATTAATTTTACTTTCTACAAGCTTTCTAAGTTTACTATAACGTTTATTCTCTGAAAGTGGTGCATTTAAGAAATCATCAGCATCAATAGTGATATCACCAACTTGTAACTCATGGTTAGAATATGTTACAGGCTTACCATCAATAGTAAAACTCATCTTTGCAATAGAGGGGATTGAATAATTTCTAACAGCATAACGTTTGTTAATCTCTTCAATAGCCCGTCTAACATTTGTTATTACCGTTTTTTCATCCGTTTGTTTTTTTGCCCCACCAAATGCATCTTGCAAAAATCGGAATTCTTCACGGCTTATTCTCTTAATTGAACCATCACTAAGTATGACATAACTCTGATATTCTTTCCTAAGATTATTACTCTTCGTTAATCTTAAAGCCTCAGTACCTGTATTAGCCTGTTTTGTTATAAACTCATTACCATCAACGCTACTCCAACCCTTTCCATTATTTATCAATTTAGTTTTTCTTATTGCATCAATAATATCACGTGGGAAACTATTAGTTTCAACATAGTGGTCAATTTCATCTGCCATATCAGGGTTTTGTTCTTTAAACAAAACAATACGTTTCTTAAAATCAGAATCATTAGCAACAAAGTCATTTAAGTCATCATCAGATGCATTTTTAAATACATCATCAATGTCATTAAGTCTTTTATCATAATTCATGGTATTAAAGTTCAATTGCTGTGTAACAGTTGTGAAAACAGCAAAAGGTCTTGTAGCACCACGTTTATTATTCAACTTTTTCTTAAAATCATCAGAATCAAAGAAAGAATTTATATATTCTTTTTCCAAAGACCTTCCTCTTTGTTCAATATCGGCTACTGAAACATTGTTACCTTTAGAATCAGTATAACCACCATTTCTAAAAGTTTTATTTACTGCAGCAGCCTCAACATAGACAATCGTCACAAAAGCTCCCTTATTAATCTTTCTTTGTGGGTCAAAAAACATGCTTCTTAAATCCCTTGGATTCGTAACATCATAATTTGCTGAACGGTCTCTAATTCCAACATATGGGTCGCGCTCTTCTGCTTCCGCCAAATATCTATTGACATGTTCTTTTACCAATTTATTTAAATCCATATTTATTTTATTTTTTTATAAAACCTTATTTAATATAATTATAATATTATTTGTTTAAATTTTAAAAAACTTTTCAAATACCATGCAACCACAATCATATATTTTGTTATAACCACGTTCTTTCATAATTTGTGCCTCAGACTTAACCTTATCAAAACCTTCCCTAACAAGAACATCTTTTCGATACTTAAATCTATTCTCTCTTGTCTTGCCATGTAGAGTATAAAAATATGATGGTTTACTGTCATGCGTGTGTTTAAAACCTAAAGAAAAATACATTCCACCATCTGACCATCTTTTATCAGCATAACTAATGATTTTAGTTGGGCTATAATTCTTTATGAAATGTTTCAACATTTTACTTGCACCACCAACAATATTATAATGTAATTTATTACAAAAACTTGTTAACTCATAAGCACCATTTTCATCTTTCGAACTAAGGTTTTTTCTTAGTTTGTCAAATGTCATAACAGAAACTAAATCATCATTATAAAACAAACCAAAACTAATACTTGAATTTATGCTTCCATGTATATAATTCTTATCTAAAAATCCCTTAGATATTTTAGAATCAATTTCTTTAATCATACATTTTCTTGCGAAAACCTTATTTGGTGTTTTACCAAATATGTTCTCTAATCTTGATTTCACAATATCACTTTTATTGTCCCATTCATCCTCAAAGATATGGATTAATTTATAGCCAACATTTTTACATTTTTTTGTCTTATTCAAATGATAGGTAGTCTCTTTAATTTTTTCATCAGAATGCCAATACAATCCATCATACTCAATAGCAATCTTTTTATCATCATTTACAATATCAAGTTCAAGCGGTTGTATTATGTTTCTCACATTAAACCTAACATTCTTATTGTCACATAATTCTGTAATAAAATTACGCAAACTTATCTCTTTATCAGAAATAGATTTCTCTGCGTAACACATTGGGCATTTAATACCTTTCAAGTGTGACATTGGATTTTGCCAAAAGAAACCATGTTTAGGACAACCAATTTCTACCTTTGTACTTGAATTTTTGTAATCAACCTTTGAATAATCAAATTCATTTCCATGAACTTTAGTCGCCTCCATAATAAATTGATTTGTTGTTTTAGAGAATTTCTTTGATAGAACAATTTTACCACATTCAGGACAACCACAACCACGTAAATGAGAGTATGGCATTTGCAAAAATTCGCCATGCTCAGGACAAATGATACAAACCTTTGTATGAGCATTCTCATATTCAACCTTGGAATAGTCATATTTATCGCCATGCACAGAAATAAATTTTTCAACCATTTTTTCTGTCGTCATGCGACCTCTTTTATTCCACATTTCATTCTGTCCACATTTAGGACAACCACGGCCACTTAAATGATCACTTGGGGTTTGCCAAAAATCACCATGTTCAAGACATATAATGCATACCTTAGTTTTACCATCAACATATTTAACCTTAGAATAATCATATTTGCCATTATGAATATGTACTGAACGCTTAATAAATTCAGCATTACCAAGAGTATATTTATCATGCAATCTTTCTTTTTGACATTCAGGGCATTCACAATTTTTTAATATTGATGATGGCCAAGTTTCCCATTCCCCATGTATGGGGCAGACCAATTTTATTGGTGTATGATTATTAACATATTCTACTTTATCAAACGACACATTTATATCGTTATATTTATCCTTTAATTTTGAAATATATTCTTGTGTTGTTAACCTTTTATTATTTGCACAAGATGGACAACCACACCCCTTCAAATGATTACCCAAATGTTGATAGAACTCTCCGTGTTCGCGACAAATTATACACAACTTGGTCTTATTATTTACATAATTAACCTTCGAATAATCATATCTATCTCCGTGTACATCAATACATCGTTTTATTACATCTTCTGTTGTTATTTTTCCCATATCTATTATTTGTTTTTATATATTATACTAATAAACATGGTATAAACCAAAAGAAGTGGTGGTGTTTTCATATTTTTCCTCAAATTACCATGATTGGTAACGGCGTTCCCTTCTTAATTTCAATCATATTTTTAACCATATTTGCTTGGTTCTCCATTACTTTATAGGGGCTTAGGTTCTCTAAACGCTTATCTAAATCCTCTAATGTTTTAGTTTCTAAATTATCTGCGAAAGTTGCGAATTGTGCGTAATCTAAAGTTAGCGGGCTTCCAATGCTAGATAAATGACCACTGAATTTTCCTCGAATAAATGAAAGTGCCCTCGCAGCTTTTGCTGTTAATAGTTTTCTGACAATATTTTGGGTTGGTGCGTTAAGATATTCAAAATCCATTTTTTCCAATGGAATTTGGTCAGGTGTCATTAAAATATCCCCAAGATTATTTTTACGGCATTCATCTTCATTTCCGCTCACATCATAATACGTATACCAACAAGTACAATTATTAAGCGAATATAAATTATGACCACCTAAACCAAACGTTAGTGGGCTACCTGGGGTTGACATTAAATGTAAAAGGTGTGTACCATTAGGGCCTGCCGTAACTTTATACACTAAGTCTGAACGTAGAAATTCATTCTTAGTTTTCATATCGGCGGCCATTAGAGCAACATCATAAGCAGGTAATGCCCATATACCAACACCCATTCCGTATGCTGAACCCATTCCACCAAATGCAGTTGCTGATCCAAGACCCATTTGTCCCATCACACCACCACCAAATTGTACTCCTAAGCCACCATAATTAGCCCACATTGCAGCATCAGTGGTTGGTGGTGTTACCCACATTACTTTATTTATCTCACGCCCTGCGGGAATTGAATATACTTGCCTACCACATTCAAGTTTTACGAAGTCTTTCTTTAACTCCCAAGGACCTCTTTGTTGTAATCCGACCTCTTTACTGAAATAGTAAGAATAGTCTTTAGCAAGGTCTAAGGTTCTAACAGAAAAAGCCCAAGCGAGATCAATATTTGTTAAATTTTTACCATAAAAATTAGCCCAATTCGCCTCAACAATAAAACTGTAAGCTCTTTCCGCATAATCTTGTACTGCATTATCAAGCAAATCACATAGTTGGTCGTCAGTAAGTTCTACTTTACGCACAGGTGCACCAAGTTCACTTCTAACCTTATTAAATAATGCTTTTTTTTCTTCTGAAATCATTTTTATTATTACATGTTTTATATAAATATCAAGAATAACGTTAATATATACACCAATTATTATACTATACATTTGCTATGTACTGTTTACATTTGTATATGTAAATAACATTTTAAGCAAAAAAATGTAATAAAATGTGTGATTTTTTAATCAAATTATTTGATTTTGTAAATTTTCGTAGTATTTATTATAGAAATAAATTAAAATAACAACAATAAATTTAAAACAAATGAGAAAGATTAAAAAACTATTTAACACAATGAAGAAGAACATTAAAGAGAACACAAATCTTATGTTACCATCAGGAATGCTACCTATTAAGTTCTAATCCAAAATTAAGTATGTGCGAAACTCTCTTTAAAAAAAGAGATGATGTTAAGATGAATGTGGAACAATTGTTGTTTCCTCATTTTTTTTGTATATAATATTAGCCTTCCTCAGATATTTATTTAAAAGTTTAGATTAACAATGGACGTAATAATAGATACTAAACAATTAAATAAGTTAAAATACGCCTATAAAAGTAAGTATGTTGATGATTCTGAGTTATACAAAAGTCCGAAATTATGTAATGGAGTGAACCAAATCCTTAATAAACTTAAAATAATAGATATAATTGAACAATATGGAGAATTAACATCTGAATATTCAGATTTCTTTCAACGTGAAAAACCAATTGGACATTGTGAAGATGGCTCTCCAATTCAATTATACACACTTGATAAAACGAAAACTCAAAAACCTATCATATTAATCGTTGGTGGTGTTCATGGAGATGAAAAAACCTCAATTCATGGAATATATGAAACCGTTAAATTTCTTTTAACAAGTAACAAATGGTCACGTTTCATTACAAGTAATTTCGTCATTAAAATCATACCTTGTTTAAATGTATATGGCTTTAATAATAACAAACGAAATAATTCCAACAATAAAGATTTAAATCGTGACTTTATTAAAACAACACAAAAAGAAACTAAGGCTTTAACTGATTATATCAAACACAATAAAAATAGAATCAAGATTATACTTGATAGTCATAATGCTTATAACGAAGAATATATCTCTTGTAAACAAGAAATGAAGTATTTTGAGGAATATGAGGATGTTGCATTTAAACTGAACTTATTTCTGAATGGGAAATACGAAAGTAATGATAAAAGAAGTTTCTTGTGGGTTAGTCGTAGCAAAAATGACGGTACATTAAGTGATTTCATTAATAAAAACAAGTTTATTGGTCATACTGTAGAATCTCCACGAAGTCTCGTTAAAGAAATTCATTATCCAAACCCAATTAACTATGAGGATGGTGCTGAGGTGACAATAGACTTATTAATAAATTTAATGTATATCTATGGAAAAATGTATAACAATAAAATAATTAGTTAATCATTAGATGGTAAGGAATGAAACAATTTAATATAAATAAGGATGCAACACTTCCATATCTTGAAATCGAGCCTGTAATGAATGGTAGAAACACCTTTCGTAAATTATATGAAGCACTACAAAATGCAGACATTTCATTTTCCATGAAGAATATAGATACAGGCATATGGAAAATAGCTAATGCCCAAGCAAATATAGTTAATTCAACAGAACAAGGTTGTGAAGACAGATTTAAGATTCAATATAGATGGAAAACTCGTGACACTAAGGAAGCAGGCCGTTATCTTGCACAATTTAAAATAAAGTTTTTAAACGATATTGTAAGTGGTGATACAATTTTCCCAAAAGGAGAATTGATAGTTCCAATATATGAAGATATTATTGTTAATATCATGGACAATAGTATTAAAACAACATAAAAATAACCTCATCAAAAATTAATTGATGAGGTTTCTTTTTGTTATTAACTTAAAGTTTTTTTATACTTAAAAAATGGGTTATCCTTCATAGCTTCCGCAATTTTCTCATAGTAGTTACAAGTTTCTTCAAAATCTATTATATCCTGTTGTTCTAAATCATACCATTCATTTAACGAATGTTTGGCCATAAAATGGCGATGAAGGCTTGATTCTATAAATGAAGGAATTGAAGTATCAAATTTTTTAACCAAATGAATTTCACAAGAATTGCCCGTTTGCAATTCTTTTATTCTTTTACTTACACAACTTCGTGTCATACCAATTTTAAATAAATCTGTGGACGGGTCACAGAGTAAATATACGCTTCCTATCATAATATTAAAGAATAGTAAGCATTTGGAAATTTATCAAGATTGTGGTATATATTAAAGTAGTATCCGTATGATAATGCCGCAATAGGCGTTTTAACCACGGAAAATTAAAGTTTAATAAGTATGGCAGAAGTAAGTAAAGAACAAATTGAATCATTCTTAAATGGTTCTAACCCACAAGAACGAATCATTAAAATCGAAGGCGATTATAATGAATCTAAAATTCACGTAATTTATCGTGATGAAGATGGTAAAATGCGAATTGAACACGATGACTTTTACCCATTTGTATGGTGTAAACTCAGCGTTTGTACGAAATTATATAATGGTAATCGAGAAACCTTAAAGCAACAAATGCGCCTTTATGGGATTAAAGTAAAGGCATTGCGCACAAATAATTCAGATGGTATTACACCTGAGCGTATGGAAAATGGATTCCGTTTCATGTTCTATGCGCAAATTCCTATGTCATATACAAAATTCCTTGAGTTCTTCGAGAACGGTGGTTGTCCTGTATATGGAAGAAAAGATGATAGTAGTAATCGAGTTCAAGAATTTATTGCTGTGTCAAATACTGAACAGTATATGATTAGCACAGGTAAGCGTTTGTTTAAGGGTTATAACGATTATGATGACTTACTTCGTCTTACTTGGGACTTGGAAACTGAGGGACTTGACCCTCATGTTAATGCAATTTCTCAGATTGGTATTCGCACTAATAAAGGTTATCAAAAGATTATTACTATCGAAGGTGATACACAATCAGAAAAATTTGAGAATGAGATTAAAGCAATCGATGAATTTTTTCGGATTATACGAGAGATTAATCCTGATGTGATTACAGGTCATAATACTGAAAACTTCGACTGGAACTTTATTTCAGTTCGCCTTGAACTTGCAGGTACTTCAATGAAGGAATTTACCAAGGATTATTTCAATGGAGTTGGAATTTATAAGAAGAACAAACAGGCTGTGCTTAAGTTAGGTGGTGAAATGGAGTATTATTTCCCAACTGTATTTTGGGGTCATAATGTGACAGACTCACTTCAAGCTGTAAGACGTGCACAAGCCCTTGATTCTTCAATGAAAAAGGCCGATTTGAAATACGTGTCTGCATATAGCAAAATCAAAAAGAAAAATCGTGTTTATATTAAAGGTAAACTTATTGATGAGACTTGGTTGAATCTAAATAAAGTTTATGCCTTTAACGACGATAATGGTAATTGGTTTAAAACTGAACCAAAAACATTTGAAAAAACTTTTACTAATAGTGATGGTGTCGTAACAAATCGTTACACTTTCAATGGCTATGATTCAAAACTCATTGATAACCAAACTAATGAAGAATTTGAATTTGTAACAGGCCGTTATATTGCTGAGAGATATTTGTTGGATGACCTTTGGGAAGGAGATAGAGTAGAGCACCGTTATAACGGTAGTAACTTCCTTGTTGGTAAAATGCTCCCTATTTCATTTGAAAAAACTTGTACAACAGGTACTGCAGCATTATGGAAATATATCCTTATGGGATGGTCTTATGAAAACGGACTTGCTTTGCCTGATTTTACACCACGTAAATCTTTCACAGGTGGTCTTTCTCGCCTTCTTACAGTAGGATACGTAGACCGTGTTGTAAAACTTGACTATAACTCACTTTATCCGTCAATTATATTAAGTTATGGTATCGAGACAAATATTGATATTATGGGTGTAATGTCGGCAATGCTTGAATATGTGCTTACGCAACGTGAGTTGTATAAAGGTTTGAAGGCTGAATTTGGTGGTAAGTCAAAGAAGATGAGAAAGTTGCTTGAAACAATGACCAAGGGGACAAAAGAATATGCTGAAACCGAACAGAAGATGAATGACTTTGCCTCTGAATCTGCAAGTAATGATAAAAAACAATTACCGTTAAAAATTCTCGGTAATAGTTACTTCGGCGCATTCGGAAGTGGTGATACAAGTGGCTTTAATTGGTCTGATATTGATGCGGCAGAAGAGACTACTTGTTGTGGAAGACAATCACTTCGTTTGATGATTAGCCATTTTGTTGGGCTTGGATATAAACCAATTGTAGGAGATAGTTTCACAGGTGATACACCTCTTTTTGTTAAATACAACGATTCTAATCTTATTGACATTAAAACCATTGCTGAAATGATAGATGAAGATAGTGTAGAAGTTGATGTTCTTGGTCGTGAATATGATTATAGCAAAAAGAATTATAAAGTGTTATGTAGAAGTGGGTGGTGTGAACCAAGTTATATTTATCGCCACAAGACTTCTAAACCAATTTATACTGTCAGTGAAGGAGAAATGTCCATCGACGTAACGGAAGACCATAGTCTTTTTACTGAGGATAAGAAAGAAATTAAGCCAAGTGAAATAAAATCAAACACAAAACTAGAATATTACAAAGATAAAAGTATCTACACTGATTTTAATACATTAACCCAAAAAGAATATGACTATGTATCTAAAACTTATGGTGGTACAGTAGCTATAATGAACGCTGATAAGCTAACAAAAAAAATATGGTTTAACTTACATAAGAACGATACTTTCAAAACAAAAAAAGATTTGGCAGTATTCCAATTTATTAAAAATTCTTTATAATTTATGAATTGTTATCTAATAAAAATATAACATGATATGCCTAAGAAAAAGACAAAAGAAGAATTCATTAAGGAAGCAACAGAAAAACATGAGGGCAAGTATAACTACTCTAAGGTTGAGTATATAAATAATAAAACTAAGGTCTGTATCATTTGCAAAAAGCATGGTGAATTTTGGCAAACACCAAATAGCCATTTACAAGGTAGAAGTTGCCCTAAATGTGGAATTAAAAAGATGCGTAAAAAGAACACTTTTTCACAAGAAGATTTCATTAAAAAAGCTCGATCAAAACATGGCGATAAATACGATTATTCCAAAGTAAATTATGTGAATAATGCTACCAAGGTTTGCATCATTTGTCCTGACCATGGGGAATTTTATCAAACGCCTCATTCTCATACTCAAGGTAGATGTTGCCCTAAATGTGGCGGTAAATATGTTCCAACAACAGAAGAATGGATTGCTTCAGCTCGTGAAGTTCATGGTGACAAGTATTATTATTCTAAGGTTGAGTATGTGAATGGTAAGAAAAAAGTTTGCATTATTTGTCCTGACCATGGGAAATTTTGGCAAACACCAAATGCCCACACTAAAGGTTGTGGTTGCCCTAAATGTAGTCGTAAATATGTTCCAACAACAGAAGAATGGATTACGTTTGCTCGTAAAAAACATGGAAATAAGTACGATTATACTAAGGTTAAGTATGTTGGTGCACTTAAAAAGGTTTGTATCATTTGTCCTGACCATGGGGAGTTTTGGCAAACGCCTAATTCCCATACCATAGGTGCAGGTTGCCCTAAATGTAATTTAAGTCATTTAGAGCGTAGTGTGATGAATTATTTGGACGAAAATGGAATTAACTATGATTACCAAAAGCACTTCAAATGGTTAGGAATGCAATCGTTGGACTTTTATTTACCCGATTATAAAATGGGTATTGAATGTCAAGGTGAACAACATTTCTTTCCTGTTGATTTTGCCGGAAAAGGTGTTGAATGGTCATGTAAAAATTTTGAGTATGTTATTTCTTGTGATAAACGCAAGAAAGCCTTATGTGATGAACATGATATTAAGTTATTGTATTTTGGTGATACACCGAATTACAATACATTCCTTGGAGAAGTAGTGCATGATGATGTACAGCACATTATTGATTATTTAAAATAATGTTAAATAATATTACGCGTTTTCATATTAATATGAGAAATTGCCAATCTTTAAATAATTTTATAAGAAAAAATATTGGAAATTAGATAAACACTAAGTATTATACAAACAAAAGAATTAAACTAAGATTGTATAACAATAAAACAGAATAATATGATATGTCTAAGAAAAAGACAAGAGAGGATTTTATTAAAAAAGCGAAAGAAAAACATGGGGATAAATATAACTACGATAATGTAGAGTATGTAAATAATAAAACTAAAGTTTGTATTATATGCCATGAACATGGTGAGTTTTGGCAAAGGCCTGCTGAACACACCAAAGGTTGTGGTTGTCCAAAATGTGCTAATGACTCTACGGGTGAACGTTGTCGTTTATCAAAATCTGATTTTATTAAAAAGGCCCGTAAAGTTCATGGTGATAAATATAACTATGACAAGGTGGAGTATAATGGTGCTCATACCAAGGTATGTATTGTTTGTCCTAAACATGGGGAATTTTGGCAAAAACCAAGTGACCATACCAATGGTCATGGTTGCCCTAAATGTAAGAATGAAACCCTTGCTGAGCGTTATCGTTCATCCAAAGATGATTTCATTAAAAAAGCAAGAGAAGTTCATGGAGACAAGTATTATTATTCCAAGGTGAATTATGATAGTTGTGAAACCAAGGTGTGTGTTATTTGTCCTAAACATGGGGAATTTTGGCAAGTACCTGCTTATCACACCCAAGGTGTAGGTTGTCCTAAATGTGCAAATGAAGCTACAGGTGAACGTTTACGCTCATCAAAGGAAGAATTTATTAAAAAAGCTAATGAAAAACATGAGGGCAAATATGATTATTCCAAAGTGAAATATGTGAATAATAAAACAAAGGTCTGTATTATTTGCCCTGAGCATGGAGAATTTTGGCAAGCTCCAAGTCAACATTTACAAGGTCAAGGTTGCCCTAAATGCCGTAATGAAGCTACAGGTGAACGTTGTCGTTTGTCAAAAGAAGAATTTATTAAGAAGGCTAATGAAATTCATCATGGTAAATATAACTATGACAAGGTAGAATATAAGAACTGTTTGACAAAGGTTTGCATCATTTGCCCTAATCATGGAGAATTTGAACAAACACCAAATGAACACACTCAAGGTTGTGGCTGTCCAAAATGTAATTTAAGCCATTTGGAACGTGATGTGATGAATTACTTAGATGATGTGGGTATCACATATGAATATCAGAAACGCTTTGATTGGTTGGGGTTGCAGAGTTTGGATTTCTATTTACCTGATTACAATATTGGTATTGAATGCCAAGGTGAACAACACTTCTTCCCAATTGATTTCGCAGGAAAAGGCGTTGAGTGGGCTTGTAAGCAATTTAATAAACTAATTTCTCGTGATAAGAAAAAGAAGGCATTATGTGAGAAACATGAGGTAAAGTTATTATATTATGGTAATACACCAAACTATGATACCTTCCTTGGTGAGGTCGTACATGATGATGTTCAATACTTAATTGATTATTTAAAAAATAACAAATAATAATGTACATTTTCATGTTAACAATAGGAATTGGTAATAGTTAAATATTTTTATAAAAAAATATTGGAAATTAGACAAAAACTAAGTATTATCCAAACAAAGGAATTAAAAGCGTAGAACTTTATATCTTAATGTAAGATTGCGTAACAATAAAACAGAATAATATGATTAATGTAATTAAGAACAGAAAGGAGGACAATATTGTCTATGATATCCAATTAGACGGTACTTTAGTAAACAGTCTTGGCATGAATGTTGCACACAACACCGACGGGTTTAATTTTCAGATGCCTAAGGAAGAAGAATTTAGATATACAGATGAGAACCCTTATATTAGTAAGGGACTTGGGCGAAATTATAAAAAAGGTGAAAAATTTACAAAAGTTGAGGCTGATGTTGCAGAATTTGAAGACCTATTCATGAATGAAGCCTCGGCAATTGGTGAAAATCAGAAAATGGGTTTGTCGATAGATGAAATGGTGCCACGCTCCATAAATTTCTCTCGTAAAAATTACGCTGACCTTTTGGATGAAGACACAGGCGAAATTAAACTTGTAGGAAATACAATTAAGTCTAAGAAAATGCCAATATACATTGAAAAGTTCTTGGATAAAGGCATTCGTTTGTTGCTTGTTGATAAAGGTAAAGAATTTTTAGAGTTGTATTATGATTATATTGAAAAAATATATAACATGCAAATTCCTCTTAAAGACATTGCCTCTATTGGTAAAATTAAGACAAGCATTGAAACCTATAAGAATAATTGCAACACACTTACGGCTGCTGGTGCTAAGAAATCACGTCAAGCGTGGTATGAACTTGCAATTCAGCATAATCTTGACGTTCATATGGGTGATGCAATTTATTACATCAACACGGGCGATAAAAAGAATGATTCAGATGTTAAACGTGTAACACATTATTTCTATAAGGATAGAGATGGTAAAAAAATCGACTATGTTCTCAATGAGGATGGTACTCCAATGACTAATAAGAAAGGTGGTACAATTAGTCTTACTAAGACAATTGAAAAAGAGTATACGGCAAAATTCAAAGGTTGGAAAAAAAAGAGTAAGGACGATAAAAAACCGACAAAGTTAGAATTTGGAAGAACTCTTTACCCCAATCTTCAAGAAGAGGATGAAATCTTGTTCAATTGTGTATTGTTACCAAATAATATTATTGATGATGAAGATGATCACTTCTGTGACGATGATTTGGAGTATAATCGTGATAAGTATATTGATATGTTTAATAAAAAGGTAAAGCCTTTGCTTGTATGTTTTGATTCTTCTATTAGATATAGAGTTGATGAAAAGGGTAATACTGTAAACAATATTCTTATTACGTCACCGAAAGACAGAAAGACATTTACTGAGGTTGAGTGTAAATTGGTTAGTGGGCAGCCTTATTCTTCGACCGACCAAGATACCTATAAACAACTCATGACAATGGATGATAAAGAAATTGCATTTTGGAAACGAATGAACAAACGTCCTCTATTTGAAAAGGAGTGTGGAATGAATTGGGATGAAATTGAGCGTGACTACGATGAACGAATGTCAATTAAAACACAAGATGGAATCCATGATGAAGTAGAGGCTTTCCAAAAGTTTATTGATGGTTTATCAGTTGATGATATTATTAATTTTGAAGGTTTTCCCAAAAACATTTCAGAAATGATATATGATAAGTATGATGATGGAATTTTCTATTCATATAAATATGACGTAGAAATTGGGCGTATTACAGACATCACAAACAAGTTTTATGAGTTATCTAACGATGATGGTTTAAATGAATAAGAGTATGAAATAATATAGTATATTATTTCTTTATGGTTAAGACCATTGGGTGAACTCCAACACCCTCTATCCCATTTGCAAAAGCATTTGGGATTGCTTTTAACATTATATTATATGCACCGTTAACATCAGCATTAATCTTAATGCCATTCATTGAAACGAATAAACCTCTTTTTACACGCTTGCCCATATATTTGTCATGTTTGCAAATGGGTTCGCCATCCAAAAAGGAACACTTCGATGTGTAACTTTCCTCATTGAACAAAACCTTAATACCTTCAAGTTCACACTTGTATTTCATTAAATCAGCAAAACGCATTATGGGGAGCTGAACAAAATTCTGATTATTCACTTTGCCAATGTTGATGTCTTGTTTCATATTTTTGTTTTTACCAATAACCAATGTGGTTATGCCTTGCGAAACTAATTGATTCACCAACAATCGACTTGTCTTATGCAAGTAATCAGTTACCTTGTTATTACGCTTATTAGTTAATGTACATATACGTTTGCTTGTTCGTTTATTCCCTTTAAGTCTTGATTGATATTGAGCCTTCTTCTTGTTGTAGTATTGGTTGATGGATTTAAGGGGTCTTCCATTAACAATGAGGGGCTTTGAACCCTCATTAAATGCAACCGTCGCCAAGTTGTTTAATCCAAGGTCAATGGCAGCATACTTTCCATTATCACAATGTGTCTTTTCTTTCACTTGGTAAATCACTTCAATCACATAATGATATGTCCTTGGGACAATACGTACTTCTTTCAAAGAACTGAAATCTATTAGCTTTGTTACTATGTATATAACCGTTTGTGATAAACGTAGTTTGCCCGTTTTCTTGAACTCTTTTAAACTTATTGCTTGCTTTGGAAATGTTGCTACATACCGACCATTCACCTTGTCAAGGTATTTTGGTATCTTGTTCTTTACACTTTTGTTTTTAAGCAAAGCGAAAAATGATTTGAAAACCATATCAACGTGTCTTAACGTTTGAGTAAACACTTTCTTTGGAAGGTAATCATAGCACTCCTGAGTTTTTGTTAAGTCATAATTTCCATAGTAATTTAGGTATGTCTTTGTATTAAAGTAGTGTTGTCTTACATTGTACAGTCCTTGATTATAGATGTTTTTTGACTGAAAACACAACCTATCGCACTCATTGTAGAATGGGTGTGATCGTTTTATAATATATTTCTCAGTTAAATACATCTTTTATTAATTCTTAATAAAGTCATTTTTTTTTTATTATATAATTATTAACAAATTTTCAAAATAACACATTAACCCATAAAAATTCTATTAACTATATAACTTTTTCTTTGTAAGCCAAATTATTATTAGTCACAAGATATTTATTATAAATAACATTGAAAATCATATTATTTAAAATGACTGACGATATTAGAATTTATAACTATCTTGAAGATGGATACTTAATTTCTCAAGGCTTGCAAGCAAAAAAGTATTTTGATGAGAAATTCGCAAACATCCACGTTGATGTTGATGTTGATATTTCGGAAATAGATGAAAGCCTTGATAATATTACAAAAGCTATTAATAACGTCCCTAATGCAGTCAATGAAAAGATACAAGACGCAAAGTCTGACATTATTGAAGCAATTGAAGACTCAAAACCATGTCTTTGCCATCTTGCAACTAAAGAAGATGTTTGTAAAGCAAAGTGCGAAGTAATTAATAAAATAACTGAGGCCAAAGAAGAAATTAATACACACATTGATGAAACATTCTTTGACCTTAATGAACAAATAAACGATAATTAAAATAGATATGGCAAACGTAGGAAATCCATTCTCTTGGGACTTCAAAGAAGAACGTTCATTCGAAACGATTGCACAGAGAGGTAAAGCGACATATAGTAAACCATTAGACACAATAAATAATAAAACTTTACGAGATAGTTTCTTTAGTGAAACCTTTGGCGTTTCTCCAAATAGAGCATTTATAACAGGATTCACACCATTTGAACCAATTCCTTTCTTACCATTAGGTGGCGGAAAATCAGCTGATAATAAAGACAATTGTTGTGACGAAAAATCAACAGATAGTAAAGCACATGAAGTAGGAAAAGAAACAACCGACAAAACTCCATCAGAAACTGAAAAAAATAATAAGGAGAATAATACCACTGAAAAAGAAAACGGTGGCGAATCAACTTCAACAGATGGTAAATCTTCTAATACAGAAAAAGACACAAGTGAAAACAGTGGTACATTAACCCAACCTAATAGTAATCCTGCTGATACACATGAAAATAGTGGAAGTGTTACACCAAAGAATAGTGAAACGGCTGAATCTCATGAACCCTCCAATGTTTCTGAACCTGAAAAAGAAACAGGAGAAAACAGTGGTGGTGTGACACCAACGAATAATGAAGCAACCGAACCACATGAATCATCTAATACTTCTAAACCTGAAAAAGAAACAAGAGAAAATAATGGTGACATAACACCAACTAATGAAGAAACTGTTGAATCTAATGAATCTAACATTTTTTCTGGGGGTGGTAAAGTCTCCTCAGATGATCATCTATAAAAAACAACCTCATCCTAATATGGATGAGGTTAATTTTTTCCTATAATACACCTAATAAATCATCTAATTCGGACAACAAATCACAATTATTATCATCATTAGGTAAATTTTCAATTATCTTACGATTATCATTCTCATGTTCATCTTTAATATCTGTTATACCTTGACTTAAATTAAAACGAGCAACATCGACAGATTCTTTATGTTCCATTGGTGTCTTACCTAAAACTCGGCAGACCAAATTTTCAACCAAGCCTAACTCATCTAATACTTTATCAACACCTTTAGAAATACCAAATGGTCTAACTTCTTCTTCAGATATAAAACCAAGTTTTTTCTTTGCTCGTGTGTATGCAACGTAAATTAGATTCTGTTCACTTTTTTTCTCCCAATCTTTCTTTGCAAGACTCGAAGGCATTGATGAATTACATAGAATATAAACATTGTCAGCTTCAAGACCTTTTGCTTTATGAATTGTAGATAGAATGACACCATCTCGATTATCATCAAATATATTATCAATATGATTCAACAATTCAGTCTTAGTTGTATAGCGCTCTGCAAGAATATTTAAAGCACATATCATATCATATTTTTCAGTAATATAAGCTGATAGAGTTGCATCTTGATAATCTAAACCGATAGTTTCCATCAACTTATTACGTGTTTCAAATAGTTTATCATACAGCCTAACAAATACGCCATCTTCTTTTAAGTTCGCATTAAGAACCTCAACATCAATGTCATCTAACATCTTTTTAAGGTTTGTACCTATTTCTCTTCCCTTAACATAACATTGAACCCCTCTTCTTAACAATTTATTATAAACATTTAAGAGCGGCGCTTTTGAACGACACAACACCATATCACCACTTTTTAGAATATGGGTTCGGCAAACATTAATAATCTCACCATCATCCGCAGATTCATTATATTGGATTTCAGGAACAAGTGTTTGGGCAAGTTCAACAATTTTCTTAGGGCAACGATAACAAATAGGTAAATCAAATAATGTTGTTTTAGGATAATCTAACATAAACTGAAAAGCCTCATCAGAACTTCCTGCAAAAGCATTTATGCAATTATGTGTTAAAATTTTATCTGCAACATAATTGTGATTTCCACTAACATTAATTGAATAAACCATTTTTGAATTGTCATATTCAATATCTTCGATTATATCATATTCTAAATTACATTCTGATTTATTATGCGTATCTTCCACATTAAAAATACCAACTTCCATATAGTTTGGAATTAGATTACAAGCTCTAATTTCTGAAAGATGGTAATTGGAAGTAAAACAAGTTTTATTATTTATTTCTTGAAATGGATAATTTATATCACGATGAAATTCATTTAATAGCTTTGTGACACGTTCCGTCAAATCACCAAGTCGTTCTTGAAAAAATATAGAATCAAGCCAATCATCATCCTTATCATCATTTCTCATCAACAATTGTGGTATTTTATATTTCATACTATATCGAACTTCATCACAAAGTGCATCAAATAAGTCATCATATATGTTAAGAACCCAAACCCGATTACATTTTTCATTTACCATGTGTTTATATAACGAAAATTCTATTCCACCTTTTTCATCACACAAACATGTAACCCCGATATAATAATCATTCTGTTCGTTCGCCATAATGCATAGTGCAGACTTTCCAACACATTTATTTACATTAAAACGAGAATAACATATATGTTCAGGAGTATATTCACTTTCCAAACCATTTTGTGTCTTAATTCTTATAATATTGTTTGCAAAATGAGATTCTATTGCCGTAACTTCATCATTACACATGTGTTCATCCTCAACATTATAACTTACAACCTCATCACCAATTATTAAGTTTTCAATGTTTTTCTCAGACCCATCACTTAATAATATTTTTGTGCCTTCGGGTTGACATTGTTTTTCATCGCCAACGGCAATAAATCTTGTCCCTCTTTTAAAGCATTTCAGAAATAATTGTATGGACATAAGAGATTGGTCTTGGCACTCATCAATAAAGATAAAATCTTTTTTGAATTTTTTAGCGTTTAACGACAATTCTACAGGCAACCAAACCATATCAGTATAATCAATCTTACTTAATTCAGTTTTACCCCATTCAAGCATCTTAATTACCACATCACACTCATCATGGTTAACAGGAATATCATACTTTACTGATATTTGTCTAACTTCCTCAGGAGTTTGAGCAAGATTGAAACGAGAGAAATTAATAAGTGATGAAATACTTTCAATATATTCAGATAATTGACTATGTGTAAATTTCTTATCACTAATGGTTGTCAACTCATCAATGTGAGTTTTAAGATATGTTCTATACTTGTATTCATCCAATTCTATTTCACCTTCAACATTATCACGTATGATTGCATAACCAAGGCTATGTGAAGTTCTTACATCAACATTATTATAGTCTTTAAGTTTTTCTGTAAGTTCCTCGGCAATACTCTTATTAAACGCAAGAAACATTATCTTATTCTTAGGCTTTATTAGTTTAATAGCAGAAACGCAGGTAGAAGTTTTACCACTACCTGCCTTTGCTGATATTACTGCATTACCATTACCATGTAAGATGAAATCAAATATTTTCTCTTGATAAATACTCGGCGTAAAGCCAAGATCATAATCTTTAAACTCCATAATCAGTATTTCTATATTTCTTTAAATCCTCTTCATATTTCTTTGTATAACAGAACCCACAACACTCCAATTCAGGACAAAATCCACGATAGACACAAGTAGGTACCATTTTATCAGCCATTACAGGATCAACATCACGTACAGCTTCTTGAACGGCCTTCCACGCTTCTCGTGTCTCCTTAGATGCAAGATTACACAAACGTTTTTGACTCACATTAATAAGTGATTGAGCATTTGCCATTACATCCATATCATTTAGTGAACCTTGTGGTAATTCATCTCTTGAACAATCCAATACTCGCCTATCCTCACGCTGAGAATGAACAAATGGAATAAAACCAAGCCAATGTCTTACCAAATGCACCGTTACCCACTGACGAATATTGGTAAATGAAATATAATATTGCACATTTCGAATTGGAGAATGTTCAGCAAGAAGCATTTTTGCTTTCCAACTATTTGTAGGTTGTGGATTCTTGGGTTTGAGTCCCATGGTTTTTAAGGCAGCTCTTTTAGCCCATTCCCAACCATTTACAATTTCTACTTTTACATTTAATTTCTTTCCACCCATTTTATTTAATCAACATTAATTTTATCTTCTTCTTCATCTGTCATGTTTTCAATTTCATCAACTGATTTTAAGGTGCAATTAATGCCCATAGACTTAAACAAATTGATAATTGACACATTACCTTCAATAGCTGTATAAAGCGTCTTAGAACCAATTTTAAGAGCAAATTCACCCGTCTTGTCACAGTATTCAATAACATATCCAAGTTCAGACATCTTTGCTTCTTGAATTTCCTGATTTTCATTCATAAATCGCTCTTTCATTTCATTCAACTTATCCAAATCAGTATCTTGGATTCGTGTTGCTGCATATTTTTTGATATGTTTTGTAAACGCACTACCATTAGATTCTGCATCTCGGAATACCACATAATCATTTGCCTCAACATCCTTGTAAAGATAAGTGCGACCATTCTTAAAGATAAGTTTAACAACCTTTAAATTACCAGGGTTATCATAACATTTACTAAAAAGTATGTTGGAAGAATCATACCAACAGAACTCTTGTGAGTTTTCGTATTTAGAATATAATTTCATATAATTTATTTTTTACAAATGTATTATACTACAAATATCACAGCATACCAAATGTTGATAAGAAAACTTTTAAGAGCTATAATTAATCAATTATTAATTAGTAAAATGAAGGAAGGTACTTTAAGTAAAGAAATAATTTCAGTCTTTGAATATATAAAAGAAAACATTTGTAAAGAATATCCAAACGCATTAGTTAATGAATATGTTTTTATATTATCAATTCTTAAAAATAAGGATTCTTTAGCATACCATTCTCTTTCATCAATTGTTGTAGATTCAACTTTAGATGATATGAAAGAGTTGTTCAGCACACAAATCACATTTAATGTTAATGGTGAAAAAAATATGTCACCTTATTCTATTTTCGACAAATATTTTGAAGATTGTGAGATAATTTGCAAACAGATGGGGATAAAAGAAATAACATCTTCTATTCTGCTTTTATCGATTATTAAAAAACACGAAGAAATTTCAAAAATATTTAGGGATTTCGCAATAACCGTTGTTCAACTTGTAAATAGTGTGAAAAGTCATACGATTGAGGCACCATCTAAAACTATTGAAACACCAAAGAAGCATCAAAAAAAGAAGAAAAAAAACAACTTAACTTCATCAAAATCAAATAAAGTAACTGATAGTACCATATTCAATGGTGATAGTGAAATTGAGTATTCTCTTATGAATATTTCTCACTTATCAGCGATGGGAAAAGTTTCAAATGTTATTGGTTATGAGAAATATTATGATGAAATATTTGCGATTCTATCTAAGAAGGATAGAAATAATGTAGCCATTTGTGGAAACTATGGTGTTGGAAAGACTGCAACAGCATATAACCTTGCCAATTTAATTAACAACAAACAATGTAATTCAAATTTTCACAATAAAATTCTTGTTGAACTTGATTTCTCAAAATTAGTGGTAGGTACACCGTTTAAAGGTGCTTTTGAACAGAAATTTTATTCAATTGTAAATGAAGCAAAAGAAAATGGAAATTATATTTTTTTTATTGATAATTTACACCTCCTATTGAATGGAAATACGAAATATGCTGAGACGGATATTGAAAGTTTATTAAGTATATTATTAATAGAACCATCAATTCAGGTTATATGCACAATGACACCAAAAATGTTTTCAAGCATACAAACAAAATCACAAATAGGAAAATATTTCAATAATGTGACAATAGAAGAACCGACAATTGATGAATGTGTAAATATTCTAACAGAATCAAAATATTCTTATGAAACATATCACGACGTTAAATATACAGATGATGCAATAAAAACTTGTGCTGAATTATGTAAGAAATACATGACCAATCGTTCCCTTCCTGATTCAGCGTTAGATTTATTGGATATGGTTGGTGCAAAAATTAACATGAATTTTGATGAACCGCCAAGCCTTAAAAATCTTAAGGAAAAGTTGTCAGATGTTATAGATGAAATTAATTTTATTAAGGGTTCTTCAACACATAAGGAATATGAAACAATTGACGAGTTAACTAAAAAACAAATTTCCCTTAAATCCCAAATTTCAATCATTGAAAAGGAAGAGATATTATCTAAGAAAGCAACAGAAATCACAAAAAATGATGTTTGTTCAATTTTAGCTAAGGAGATAGATTTGCCATTGGAAGAATTAACACAGGATGAAAAGATCCGTCTCAAAGGTTTAAGCGAGAAAATTAAGGAAAGCGTAATTGGACAAGATGAAGCAGTAGATGAAGTTTGTAGAGCCGTAAAACGTCAAAGAGTTGGTTTAGGCGAAAATGATCGACCCGCTGTTTTAATGTTCTTAGGTAGTACAGGAACAGGAAAAACACTTCTTGCCAAAGAATTAGCCAAAGAAGTTTTTGGGGATGAAAAATATTTTGTAAGAATGGATATGAGTGAATACTCAGATAAAACGAGTGTTAATAAAATTACAGGCAGTTCAGCAGGCTACGTAGGCTATGAAGATGAAACGTTACTTGTTAAAGCACTTAAAAATAAAAAAAGATTTGTGTTATTACTTGACGAAATAGAAAAAGCAAGTGATGAAGTCTATAATATGTTCTTGCAAATTTTTGATGAAGGACGTTTTACTGATAATCACAGTGAGACTTATAGCCTTAAAGATGTAATCATAATCATGACAAGCAATGTTGGTGTTGCTGAAGCTGCAAATAGAGGCAAAGCTATTGGATTTAGTAATGATGGCTATGATTTTTCACAGAGCATTATCGAAAAAGAATTAAAAAGAAAGTTTAAACCTGAATTTTTAAATAGAATACAAAAAATTGTTTATTTTAATAAATTAAATAATGATAACCTAAAATCAATAATATCTTTGGAAATTGAAAAGATAAATAAGAAGGTTGAAAAGTTGGGCTATCATCTTGATCAGGACATTCTAAAAACAAAGATGGTAGATAACATATATGAAAACATTATAACTAAAAAAGAATTTGGTGCACGCCCAATTGTAAATGAAGTGCAGAGAAAAATTGAAGATAGTATTGTAGATTATTTAATTGAAAATGAGGTAGAAGAAGGCCACACATTCACTTATAATGAGCTAATTAGTTTGTAAATAGCGATAAAAGTAGTATAATATAAGTGGCTTTTTAGTTAATAGCATATTTATATAATATATTGCACATTAAAACTAATGAGTAGAAGAATTATTAAAATAAACGAAAATACACTTAACGAAGAAGTTGTTGGTGACATTCTTCAAGAGAGTTTCTTTCCAATGTCCGACATGGTCTTAACGGTTAAGAAATTCTTAGACAAGGGATTTACACGTGATTTGCAAGATGACATTGATTCTAATGGTTATCCAAAAAAGAAGTGTGTGGTTTCTATGCTGTCAACTGACAAACAACCGTTAAAAACAATGAGTATGCGAGAATTGTTACTTATGTTAGATGATAAGTTCAACTCGATGGTTAGTGATGAAAGCGATAGACGTAAGTTTCTAAAGCAAGTCATCAGAGATTGGTTTGATAATAAAATTTCTAAACAAGGACTATTAAGCGTTAATCTCATCTAACCGTACATGAAAATCTAATAAAATCAATGATTATATATAGTTTTCACTTCTTGCTTCAACCTACCCCAATGAAATTAACAGCCAAGGCTGTAATCTCACTGTTGGATAGTCCACAAGCGTTAATTCGGTACTACGGATACCTACTAAATTTCTTTATTTATTACACAGCACTTATCCTACGACCTTCGTTAAGGATATTCAATGCTGCGTTTAAATCTCTATCGTGGTAAGAACCACAATTGTGGCATTGCCAATGACGGTCTTGCAACTTTAAGTCCTTATGGATATAACCACATTGTGAACAAGTTTTTGAGGAAGGGTAATACCGTCCAATGAGAACAACCTTCTTATCATTTTGCAAGGACTTGTTTTGTAATGTAGTCTTAAACTTGAAGAAACCAACCTCTTGGATTGCTTTGGCAAGTTTATGATTTTTCAGCATGCCACTTGTATTTAAGTCTTCCATGTAAACAGTATCGTAATGACGTAACAAATAATTAACCACAAAATGAATATAGTTTTCCTTCTTGTTGGTTATTGTTTCAAAAACCTTTGCAATGCGCTTGCATTGCTTATGGAAGTTGCTTGAGCCTTTACACTTCTTGGACAATTGACGTTGTAACTTGGCAAGGCGTTTTTCATCCTTCTTGAAAAAGCGCTTGTTCTCAAATACATCTCCATCAGAAGTTATGACAAAATCCTTAACCCCAAGGTCAATGCCAACATCACGATTTGTCTTTCCAAACTTGACAAATTCGTCCTCCTTCATTTCAACAAGGATGGATAAGGTATAACAACCACTCTTGGTTTTCGATAAGGTTGCACTCCTTATATTATCCTTATATTTCTGCAAACGTTTATGGTACAAATCAGAACAACGGAATTTAATGTCCTTCAACTTTGTTGTAAGAGTTATCTTACGAGTATCAAATGTATTTTTCTTTGATATTGCACCAATAGGAAACAACGCCGATTGTTTATCTCTCTTAGACTTAAACTTGGGAAACCCTTTATGCTCCTTGAAGAACTTATCGTAGGCGGTAAGCATTTGCCTAATAGACTGTTTCATCACTTTTGTGTTCTGTTCCTTCAACCAAGTATATTGCTCATCCTTTAGTAATTCATGGTGAAAGTACTTTGAAAGTTCTGTTAAACTAAGGTTTGTTTTATCGGATTTATAAGCTTCTTGTTTTCGAGCAAGCATATGATTATACACAAAACGATAGCAGCCAAGCACCTTGTTCAGTGTTTGTTCCTGTTGTTTATTTGGATATAATCGTACCTTAATCGCTCGCAACATATAATCCCTTATTTAATTCATTTATTTAATAAATAAATATAGCCTAATTTCCAATATTTTTTTAATAAAAATTATTAGAATTTTATTTAACAGTTATCACTTCTCACCTTTAAAATAATTTAAAAATAAGGTTAAATGAATTTAAAGAAAAACTTAAAAAAATTAATGATGTTAGTGGCGTTATTAACTTGCAGTACATTTTGTATGGCACAGAAACAAGACTTAAGTCGTTTGATAACTGCAATAGCCACGGTAGAAAGTAAACTAAACGAGAAAGCCGTTTCATCAGATTGTGTTGGATACCTACAAATCCGACCTGTACTTGTAAGAGAATGTAATGTTATTCTCAAAGCACTAAAACAAGACAAACGTTATACACTGAATGATAGATACAGCAAGGAAAAATCAATTGAGATGTTCTATCTAATTCAAAGTAAGTATAACCCTTCTTTCGACATAGTAAGAGCACTATGTATATGGAATGCAGGCCCATTCTCAAAAAGAATACCAAGGGCATACGTAGCAAGAATCATGAAAGTATATCATAAATTATAAAATATTACAAGGAGTGCGTTTAACGTACTCCTTTTTTTTATTTGTAAATAATATTTATTATAAAATATAATAAATTAATAATGGCAAAAACTATAAAGAAAAATGATTTGATTCGTGTAATTAAAGAATCTATTAATGAGGCCTTAAGATACGATAAAGAAACAGGAAGATATTTTCCAAATTTTACCGGCGACAAACATAGTGATGCAGGTAAATATACATCCAATAATAAAAACGATTTAAATTACACAAGAAATAACTATCAATGGGCGAATAAAAAGAACCAAGATAGATTTGAACATCTGCAAATACAAAACACTGATATTGATCCATACCCATCAGATCCATCAGACCCTAATAGAGATTATGAAGCAGGAGCAGAAGAATATTTAGACAAACACAACGCTGACACTATATTAGAAAAAGCCGTTGAAGATTTGAGTGGTGACTTTCAAAATATGTTAGAAATGTTTGCGAAAAAAGCAAGAAAAAAGTATCCACTTCTTAATAACGATTACTATCTTAGAGATTTAATCCGTAACATGCAAGATATAATGGATGAGTTTACATATTAAAAAAAAATACCATATCGAGAATATCCTCGAAATGGTTTAACTAAAATAAAAGAGAACGTCAGAACTATAATCAAAGTTCTTTCGCTCTCTTTTTCTGTTATAATGTTTCTTACATTTATGGACAATCGTAGTTGCAACCCAAGGGTGAGCATAACCATTCCTTTCAAGTTGTAATTCTCTTTCCGCACGCTTAAGTGCTTTAATAACATCATCTTCAATGCTATTCTTCTTTTTCTTTTTCTTCATAACATTTAAAAATTATAAAAACCACCAATAAATATTGGTGGCCTTTAGTTTCACATACATTTTTTTAAAATCTCATTCGTCAATGGATTATAAATGGAATATTCTTTTCTATTATCAGAACCACATTTGTTATTTAAAATAATACGCCTAAACATTGATAACAGTTTATTATCATTACTGCTAAATGTAATAATACCATAATTCTGAAATTGCGGTCGGTAAAGGTTTTGTTCAAGAACCACAGTTGAAATTAAAAAATGTTCAGCATCATAATTTTCTGTATTCATAGCCTCTTGCACATACCAAGGATTTTCTGAAAGAAGAATTGATTTAGACCGTTTATTTTCATTATTTACAAAATAATAAGTATTAAACAACTTTATCATTTCATCCTTTGGTAGATCATTGATGATAACTTTATCATAAGCGAATTTATCATAACTCAATTCTGTTTCAGATGGATGGTTAGACACATCAAAACAATTTGGTCTAATTACAATAAATACATCTGCACCTATCTTTTCTAATGCGTCTTTCTCATTATTGAATCTAACATCATCAATAACAATAATTTTATCTTCACCGATCTCATTAATACGTTCAATCATTTTATTAACATGCCAATTAATTGCATGTCTTCTAATAAGATTAGTGCCAAGCACTTGAAGCATCTCACGTACAGTTTTAAAAGTGTATCCTCCAAGTTCATCACGAATAATCTCATCATTAATACCTGTTGTTTCACTAATAATGCTTACCAAACGGTCATCAACCTTTTCACTAAAAGTTGTACCATTATCCTTCATTTTATTCAATTTATCAGAAGATGTATTAAGTAATTCAGCACAAAGTAATTTAAGGTTATCTGCAAAACTCAAAATCACAATATTTTTAAAATTATTTTTTATCCCTTGAGCAAGCATCCCTTTACCTGAACGTTTTCGTCCAGCAAACGCAATGATTTTTTTATGTTTAGTTATCATTATCATCAATATTTACGTTATTTAATTCATTTGACCAAGCATCATCTTTATCATCAGACGAGTTGTCACACTTAAATTTATTTTCAATCATATTAAGCTCATAGATAATTTGTTTAATTGATTGAGTATCCTTTGGTAGTTTTTTTGTTTTAGTAGGAGTACTACCACCAACTCGACAATAAACTTTTTCATTTGAATTTTGTTTACGAATATGGGCAGCTTCGAGAACTTCATCATCAAAATCGTATCCATCTTTTATCATCGAAAAGATTGCACCCTTAATTTTAATAAGTTCTTCGATTGACTTATCCCCATATTTTGAACTTTTTATAGTACTTTTCAATGTTAATTTTTCCATCATGTTAAATTTATGAAATTATTAATATATTTATATTCGATTATATTTTTAAGAAAGTGGCTATCTAATGGAATTGAGTTTAAGATGTTATGTGAACCGTCCATTTTAGAACTAAGCCACTTTCTTTTTTTTATTGCATCAACATTACTATCTGATTTTTAGTTCATTATTGTCATACATCATAATATTTACTTTCAATTTATTTTTTACAAGAGTAAAATACTACAATAATCATGTAATTCCAAATAAAAACGATATTTATTTTTGTGAATATAATAACAATAACATATATTGTAATATTACTATGATAGATATTAATGAAGTAAGTTCAAAAAATATTAATTTATCTTCATTTAAGATAAAAGAAGAATTACACCCAAAATTTTGGCCTAAAGGAAAACTAAACTCTCGTGTCCGATTAAGGTTGATGGACATTGCAGATGATTTTATAGAGGAACTTTCAATAGATTGGGTCAAGCCAAAAGATATAATCTTAACGGGTTCAATCGCTAATTACAATTGGTCACGTTATTCAGATGTTGATATACACATATTAATTGATTTCAAAAAAGTTTATCCAAAGAATACTGATTTTGTAGATGATTATTTTAAGTCTAAGAAAGAAAATTGGCTTAGTAATCATGAAGACTTAAAAATTTTTGGTTTTCCTATTGAAATATCTGTTGAGGATTCCAATGAAGACAATCCATCATCAGGTCGTTATTCACTCTATAAAAATAAATGGATTGTAGACCCCGATGATTTTCAAGATGCAGTTATTAGTCAAGATTTCGTTAAGAAAAGAGCTGCTAAATTTATGACTCAAATTGACAATATTGAAAAGGAACTTAAAAAAGAAAAAGACTTGCACAAGTGTGAAAAGTATGGTGATAAAGTCTATAAGATTTTTGAAAAACTTAAAAATATGCGCGGCGAAGGTTTAGAGTCAGCTAAAAAAGAAATGTCAAGCGGAAATATTATCTATAAAATCATGCGTAGAGCAGGATATATTGATAAAATATGGGACATATATAATGAAAGTTATGATAAAGTTAATTCAATTGTTGATAAACGTAAGTAAATAAGCAGTAACAACTGAATAAATAATCTTTTTTTTTAAGATAACATAATATTTATTATTAAGAATAATTTTTTTTAATATATTAAAAATATGAATTATAATAATTTTCAACAAGAAACAAGTAGAATGCTTGAACTTATGAAGTATGGTATGAATGAAAGCACTTCAAAGAATACAGCATCTCGTGTTGAATATAGTGTAAAGGCTGCCGACGGGCTAACTTATGGTATTGTCAATGAAGGAACTAAATTCTACATTAAAGTTGCCCCAAAGAAAGATACACAAATAGTAAATGAAGACTTTGACTACATTGGTGGTGAAATGAATAAGAAACAGAACGAATATAAATCTTACTCTGCAGCTTCAAAGAATCTTGACCTTAAAATCATGCAAATTAATGAAGCACATAATAAAGAGGAGAAAGTTATCGTTGAGGCTTCAAAAAAAGCCACTGATTCTGATTGGCAAGTTAACGAGACTAAGGAAATGCGTGCAGCTATTAATAGAATGAATCAAATTTCAAGAAATGTTGCGCACATTCTTACAGAAGGTTCTTCTGTTCCATCTGAACATACCCTTCCTGAAGCCCCATCAAAAAATCCTTCACAAGAAAAGGTTAATTCACCGTTTACTGATACCGCGGTAGCAAATGGTGAGAAGGAATTTACCAAGACTGAGAGCAATTATGAAAAACCAAGTGGCTCACCATATAGTACAGCAACAAATGCAACGTTAACATCTGATAAAGCACCTAAGTCACAAGGTGATAACGGAAATGCATATAATGACGGCGCTAAATATGCCCCAAATGGTGCTGTAACAAATGAACACCCAAAAGGTGGTAAAGTAACTCGTGCAGATGAAAGTAAGAGAACAATTAAACTTACCGAGGAACAAGTACTTGCTTGGTCAAGAGATCATGATGATTACATGGATAAGAGTCACGGGACTGAAATTGGTTCAAGTGCTCCGTTTGATGACGAAACAGATGGTAATTCAATCCATGAAGCTGAAGGCCCTGTGTTTAATTCTGATTCAACCTTATATAATAACGCAGGTACAGGTACAGTAGCACACGATGGTGATCCATTTAAGGAAGGTCAAGGTTCAGACGCAGAGGCTGATAATGGGGTTATTGCCGAAAATGATTTCAATGATGAAGATATTGCCGGGTTTGATGGGTTAGATGATGAAGATGATCAAAACGAAGAAGATGATTTCTTTGATGATGATTATGATGTTCCTTTCCCTGAAGCTGAAGACGTAGTTGAGCTTGAACTTGATGGAGATGATGATTACGTTAATGATGATTACGTTAATGATGATTTCTTTAAAGATGATGTTGACCTCCATGAAAGTGAATTTCATGACTTTGGTAAACACCCTGCATATCGAAAAGTTCCAATGACAACACCACCAAATAAAGAGGTTGCTATTAATGGTGCACATGAATGGGATGATGAATCTGCACAAGGTGAAGAACCATTTGGAAAAAAGATTGGTTCATCAGCACCTTTTGAAAAAGCAGTACAAACAATCACTAATTCAATAATGGAATCTTTGGGTTTTTAACTAAAAGCCGTTTAAGCGAACGAAAAGTTTTAAAGGTTGGTTCGCAGCAGCAATTCCCTCAAATGGATATGACCTCACCAATGGGTGACCCAATGATGGATGGTGGTCCAAATGGAGGTATGCCGCCAATGGATGACCAAATGATTGGTGGAGATTCTGATGGAATGGATATGGGCAATGATGATTCAGCATTTGATACAAACTTTGATGCAGGTGTTGATGCTGATGAAAATACTGATCCAAAGAAATTTATCCAACAATTAACGGGTAAATTAAGTCAGTCTCTTAGAAAATACAACAATGATTTACCTAAACCTGACGAAGAGCTTAGTAAATATGTTGCAGGTATGATACTTAAACAAACGACCGATGGTTTAACAGACAGTGATAAAAAAGACATTATAGATAAGGTAAATGGAAATGGTTCTGACAACGATAGTGGAGATGATATGACACCAATGGAAGACCAATCGATGGATATGCAAGATGATATGGGTGAAGAAAATCCAATGATGGAAGGTTTTAATAGACGTAAATTAATCAATGAATTATTTCAAGAATTAACAACAGTAAACGATAAAACCAATTCTAAAATTGCTGACCGTCCACTGAAAAATGTTGGCTTCAAAAAGAAACCATTTACAGCACCATCAATGAGATAGTAAAATTAAAACCACTTTATATAAAGTGGTTTTTTTATTTTATTATCACTATTTATTAATAATAAAATTAAATTACAATGGGAAAAAAATATAAAATAACAGAAGCACAATATAATGAAATGCTATCAGAAGGTGTTACGATACAAGGTGAAACTGATTCAAGCGGTAAGGCTGATTTGAATAAAACATCACAAGCAATTTCTAATAGTGGAGTAGACCCTAAGAAAGTAAAAGTTGAATTTGGTGGCACTGCATTGGCAAGTGGAAGTAATTCAGCAACACAAACCGTTGTCGCAGAACATCGATTGATTACTAAGAAAGAATTACAGGAAAATCGTCGCCGTTATTTGAAAGAAAATTCAGAAGTATTACCTTTTAATAAGTTTATAAAAAACCTTCGTTAATAAATGAAATTACCTAAAAACATATTAGATATTATTAAAGCCAACAAGACTTCCTTGGGGGATAACCCTGCTTTACCACCTGAGTTAGATGAAAAGTTTCTTGTGTTTTTAGTGAATGATTATTATGAAGACCTTTTAAAACATTTTGATTCCATTGATGTAAAAGAATTAAGTGACGATTTATCACGCACAATTACAGAATGTAAAAAAATCGAGAAAGATAATCAAGATGCGTTGGAAAAATTATGTTTTGATTTAGTAAACGATTTATTCCAAATACCTTCTGATACCATAAAAATTGAAATGAAGCTCGTTGACAAAATCGACGCAAAAAAAGAACGTTTAGTTCCTGAAACAACAGATTATTCATTTGAAAACATTTCAGATATGAATAATCTGACAAATGAAATATATAAACGTCGCTTACTTAATGCAATAATTATTGGAGCAGCAATGTATTATACAGAGAATGTAAATTCTTATGAAAAAAGTTTAAATAAAATAGATTATAGATTGTCATTCTTATATAAAAAAATTATGCGCATCAATAATTTGCTATTATTCCACACTAAGCAAAAACTTAGTAAAAAAATTGACAGTGGTGGATGTGTAGATGTATATTTAGGAAGTGAAACCACCCCAGTAAAAATACAGTCACAAGGCGTTATATTCCCAATATTATTAGAAGAAAGTATTAGAGGTTTATTGGAGCTATCAATCGCACATGGTTTACCAAATGAACGAGCAAAAGCTGAATATATAACATCAAAGGCTGATTTTAAATTAGCAGAAATTTGGGATCAACGATTAGGCATTCCATTATGGGAAAGGATAAAAAATGTTTTTGAAGAGGTTAATGAAAATCCACTTGATGTTGGTTTAAATTTTATTATGATGGAAATTTCTATGTTTAAACCATCTAAATTTAACCCAATAATGCAAGAAATATTAGCAGGCACAAATACAGGCAAAAAACTTATCGAAAAATTGTCTGAAAAGATTTACTATGAAAAAGAACAGGACGAGTTCATTGATTACATACAAACTAAGCAAAATGATGACACATATCAATTAAATGATGATGAGTTTACATCAGATGACTTAATTAATGATGATTTATGTGCATCAACAACATTAGATGAAGAAGATGACTAAAAATTTTAATAGTTAAATTATATAACGACTTAGATGCTTGAAATATAGTTCTAAGTCGTTTTTATTTATATTTATTTAATACACAAAACTAAATGTAGTTATGATTAATATGAGAGAAGAATATCGTAAATGTTTTCAAGATAAAACAGGGCGATATTTTATAGAACATTATTTATCAACATTTAATGCAGATGTTGTTAAAGAAACACCATTCTTATTATTTCCAAGACAATTAGCCTTTTTACAAAGTTTAAAAGATAACCCAAACACTATTGCAATTAAACACCGTCAGGCAGGTATAACAACCGTATCCGCAGGATGGGCAACATATAAATGTGTATTTGCTGATAAGAAAGCACCTGAAACTATATTATGTATTGGTAATAAACTTGATACATCACAACAATTAATTGAAAAAATGGGTGCTTTTCTTGACCAAGTACCAAGATGGATGTGGGGTAGTGATTTTTATCACCCAGACCCTAAAAATGAAAAAAATACAACTTCAATTTATGTGGCTCGTAACAAACAAAAATTGGAACTCTTCAATGGTTGTAAAATTTATGCACGTTCAAGCGGTAAACACGCAGCCCGTGGTATTTCTGCTGTAAGTATTCTTATCTTCGACGAGGCCGCAATGATTGAAAATGGACCTGAAGTGTATTCACAAGCAGTTGCATGTACAGCCACATTAGGTACTAAAGCACGTATCATTATGATTTCCACCCCTAAGGGTAAAGACCAACTTTATTATAAAACTTATGATAAAGCTTTGAAGGGTGAGAACAATTATACTCCTATTGAATTCAAATGGTTTCAAGACCCTCGTTATAACCGTTATCTTGAATGGCACAAAAAAAATGAAGAAACAGGTGAGTTGGAAGTAATTAAAGAACCAACTATTGGTAGTAATGGTGAAGTTGAGTATGATGAAGAAAAATGGAGGGCAAGAGAACGAGATGGGTGGAAACCTGATTCTCCTTGGTATCAAACAATGTGTGCAACATTTAACCAAGACCAAATGCTTATTGACCAAGAGTTAAATGTGTCGTTCTTAGGTTCTTCTGATAATGTAGTCCCTGTTGATACAATTGAAGCACAAAGAGACCAAAACACAATTGAAATTACAGAAGATTGGCCATATTCTGACCCAATGATTAAAGAAACTTGGATTTGGAAACCACCAATTGAAGGACACCGTTATATACTTGGATGTGATAACTCATCAGGTTCATCAGAAGACTCAACCGCAATACAAATTTTGGATATTGACGCAGTTGATGAAGAAACAGGTACTCCATATATTGACCAAGTATTGGAATATAACGGAAAAATAACAGGTGAAATTGCCGGGGCAATTATTAACCAATATGGACGCACATATAATGATGCATTAGTTGTTGTTGAAGATATTGGTGGTTATGGTTCCGCAACAATTCTAAGTTTATTGGGAATGAAATATCCAAATCTATATTATGATGACCCAGGACTTAAAACACCAACCGTCATGAAGAAATACGTTGATTATAAAGTTAGTAAAGATGGTAAATTACCAGGCTTCCACACAAGTAATGTTCGTTTCCAAATGATTTCAAAATTTGTTGAGTTATTGAAAAATAATGGGCTTAGAATACGTTCTAAACGAGTTATTAATGAGTTGGAAACTTGGGTGTTTAAAAATGGTAGACCTGACCATATGGATGGTTTCCATGATGACCTTCTTACTTGTCTTTCAATGATTGTTTATGTAATGGAATATTCAATACTCCGTAATGAACAAACAAAGAAAAAAGATACTGCAATTCTTGGTGCTTGGTTTATGAACAACAAGAAACCATCTGATACATTTTCTCGTACCATGGAGGATGATTTGTTTGTATCACGTTCAACGCACACACAAATTAACCCATTTTCAACAAGACAGCAAAAAACAGAAAAGGAAATGATTAACGCATGTATAATGTTAGGTGGCTTTAGCATTAGAAAAAATAAATAAATAAAGCTATATTTATCTTAATAAAATAGCATCTAAGATGTCAGATCAAAAATTAACAGTATATCAAAAGTTACAAAAAGTGTTGGCAACGGGTAGTGTTCAAAGTTTAAATACCCCATCCAATTCTTACAATATAAATCAACAAAGTTCTTCAAATGACATTGTTGACATTGCTCGTAGTCCACAAGAGAAAGAATTTAAAATCTTACAAGCAAAGCAACAAAAACTTATGGCACGACAATGGTTTCGTGCTCAAGAAGATATTAACAATCAATCTCTTGCAGGCCTTAATGATGTTCGATTAATGTATCGCGATGTGGATTTAATGGACTGTATGCCTGAGATTGGTACCGCAATGGATATTGTTGCAGAAGAGGCCAATTATATTGGTGAAAGTGGTGCGTTGATAAATATTACGTCAGGGTCTGAACGTGTAAAAGGTGTTCTTCAAGACCTATTTGTCAATCGTTTATCAATTAACACAACTTTACCAATGCTTACCCGTTCAATGATTAAATATGGGAATGCCTTTTGGTTATTGCATACAGATGCACAAATGGGTGTACTTGGTTGGAAAGAACTACCTGTCTATGAAATTGAACGTTATGAAAATGGAATGGATTGCCCTTATACAAATGGTTACACAATCCATGGCAATAAAAGCGATGAAGACCATAGTGATGAAACACGTTTCGTATGGGTTGGTCAACGACAGGCAACAGAGTATCGAAATTGGCAAATTGCCCATTTCCGTTTACTTTATGATTCGGCAATGTTACCATACGGTGTAAGTTTTTTACATAAAGCACGTAGACATTTCAGAATGCTTTCAATGATGGAAGACATGATGTTTATGTATCGTCTTGATCGTTCAATTGAGAGACGTGTGTTCAAAATTAACGTGGGTGCAATTGATGAAGCTGATGTTCCTGCATATGTTCAAGAAATTGCAAATAATTTCAAACGCACACCAATTATAGACCCTATGACGGGACAAATTGATATGCGTAAGAATATTATGAATCAAACAAACGATTATTTTATCCCTGTTCGTGAAGACGGTGCAGCAAGCCCAATTGAGAATCTTGCAGCAGGTCAGAACCTAACAGCCATGGACGACATTAAATATATACAGAATAAGATTGTTACAGCACTTCGTGTTCCAAAGTCATTTCTTAACTTTGAAGATGCAGCAGGTGATGGTAAAAATCTTTCTCTCCTCGATGTGCGTTTTATGCGTACTGTAAATAGAATACAACAAGCACTTTTATTGGAGTTAAATAAAATTGCAACAATCCATTTATTAATGCTTGGTTTTACCGATGATTTAACTAATTTCACTCTTGAAATGGTAAACCCATCATCACAAGCAGAAATGTTAGATTTGGAAAACCTTGCAAAGAAAGTAACAACTGCAAAAGATGCTGTGACAGACCCAGGTGGTGGTATGCCATTAACTTCTATGACTTGGGCTTGGAGGCATATATTTAAATGGTCAGATAAAGAAATACAGCAAAATCTTGAAGAATTACGTCTTGAAACTGCTCTTGCCGCTGAACTACAACAAACAATGCAGATTATTAAACGAACGCACATATACGACCCCGTCGATAACATTTATGGAGAGCCAGGCGCTGATTATCAACAAGGTGGTGGTCAAGACGATGGTGATGACGGCGGACTTGGAGGCGGCGGTGGAGGCGGCGGCCTACCTATGGGTGGAGACATGGATTTTGGAGATGATATGGACATGGGTTCTGAAGGTGAAATGGATTTAGGTGATGCAGCAGCAGAAGATATGGATCTTGGCGGTGGTGAACCACCTATGGGTGGAGACGAGCCACAAGGGCCGAATCTTGGAGAAATGGTAACTAAGTCATTAAAGAAAAATACCATAAATGAATTAAAGAAACATAATGAACAACTTATTAAAGAAAGTAAACACCGGCAAGATAATATAATGAAACGTTATATGAACACGATTTCTAACAATAAAGCTGCTGCAACAACACAACAAAGTCAAATATATGATAAGGCTTTCTTTATGAACGAAGAACTTAATGATATGGTAAATAAACTTGCACACATAAAACCAACAACTTTAAATGATTAAAAGTACTAATTTTAAACATGATTAGTTTTATTAAAATAAAATATTTATCTATAAAGAATTAAACATATATGAACGACGATAAAGATATGGAACTTCAAAACCAAGAAGAATTGGATAGTGAGAAAACAGATAGCACTGAGGAAAATAAGGAAAATCCACAGTATCGTGGAAAGGTATTAATGCAACGTGCTTTAAAACATCTTGAAGAGGGTAATTTAGAAGAATTTGAGACGAACCGTGCATTGGCTAATAAGTACTTTGATGAAATGAGTGCAGAAGACGATGAACTAGATGCTCTTTATAATGAGAGCCGTAATTTTGGCATCATATATCAAGTTCTTGAATCTAATACAGCTAACTTACTTAAATCACCTCATGGCCATAAGGCTTTACGTGATGTTGTAAAAACAATTAAGCAGGATAAGGTTCTACACGAACAATTTAAAGCTTATAATAATCTTATGCCACATTATAGAGTCAATAATGTGGATGATTATATTAATGAAGCATTGTCAATGATACCAATATTCAATAAGTCGGAAGTTAAGGAATGCAATGAAAAATTAATCAAATTATTCAAGAAAAATAATCTTGATGAAATGATTGACATTGACGATGATAAACTTGAATTGTTTGAGGCAATTGAATACGTTACAATGAATCCAAAAAAACTTGATAATATTGATGAATATATTTCAGCAAAAAATATTATTAAAGAATCAATTGCTAAATTACCAATTAATGAAAATAAGGGCATGTCAATTAAAGATTATTCTGATGAAGTTGTATCAATTTCTGAAAATATTGGTAAAGACCTTAATTCGGCAGAAGTGAAATTACTTAAAGAAGTATATGGAGAAAATGCTGAGGAATACTTCAATGAGTGTAAAACAATAACATTAAAGAAATTAAATGAGATGATGTCAAATGAAAAAGATATGGAAACAAAGTCTCGTTTATCTCAAATATTTGAAAAAATTAATTCAAAAACATATAATAAGAAAAATATTGCGGTAGACGTATCTGAAATGATTGAGATACAGAATACCATTGATGATTAATATTATGACAGCAGAAGAAAAACAAAAAATGATGGAGGAAATAATGCAAGTGGTTAATAAACACGTTGCATTGAGCGAATCTGACCAATTAGTCGAAGAAAAGCCAATCCCTAAACACACAAACAAGTATGGAAGAGAATTTGGTATCAGTGATGAAAAGATGTCCAAGTGGAAAGAGGAGTATAAAAAAATGAGAGTTGACACCAAAAAAGTATTATCTGAGGTTCGAAATAACCCAATTGATACATCGTCACTTATTTCATCATTTGATATAGATGCTCAATTTACACTAATAAAATGAAACAAAGGTTTGCATATAAGCAAACCTTTTATTTTTATTTATACATTTTGTTGTTTTTTATTCACTTTAGTAGTATTATATTTACAGGAATTAATTTGAAAACTTTAATGAACAAAAATGAAATACTTTTAGAAAAAAACAATAAATTTGTAACAAGATATGGTGGCACTTTAGAAAATGATAAACCGTCCGTCTTATATCTTCGTACTAAGGCTAAAATAACCCCATTAATAAATAAGAAAGAATATAATATAGAGGTTAATAAAATAAAACATGAGTTCAAAATATTTGTAGAAAAAACAATAAAGGCATCAAAAAGCGTTCAAAATGATTTTTTATTTAATGTTGATATATCTGAAAAAAGCATGAGGCATGGGAAAGTTTCATTTTTAAGATATGACATATATTTAAAACCAACAAAAAAAAGAACGTTAAAAGAAAATTTACATCGTATTAAGCAACTGTCATTAAAATTAGATCAAAAATTAGAAAAACTCTTGTAATTGACGAAGCTTGGTCTGTTGCAAGTACTCCTAAAGGAAAAGCTATGATGAGTGAAGTTGCTCTATTAGGGCGTTCACTTAACATGAGTGTATTATTGATTTCACAATCACCTAAACACTTGAACTTTGGAGATAACGCTTCATTAGATAATACTATTACAACTCGTTTTGCTTTCCGTAATAATGATGAAAGAGATAATGAAATGACTGTAACTGCTATGCGTTTAGAAGACCCCGGTTGGGCTTCTATATTACCAGAATTACAACCTGGTACTTGTCTAATGAAAGACTGTCAAGGAAATGCTGGTATTGTACAGATTATGGCACCTGATGGTTGGGCTGAAATATTTGATACTAACCCAAATGCAGTATTAGAAACACAAAAATAGAAAAGCTCGATAGCTTTTCTTTTTTGTTTTAAATAGTGGAATAATATATATAAATACGATATTTCAATTGAAAAATAAAAGATTTTTAAAGGAGAAAATTATGCAACATAAAATAGCTTTTGTAGGACCAGAAGTCGTTTATAGAGCTTTTGTGGATATGGAACCAAATTGGGATTTTCAAATTCCACTTGAAAATGTTGGGGCTTTAGAAAGAGAATTAGATAACGATAATGGAGCTATTTCAAAAGACACTTCTGTTGTTATTCTTTTTTCTCGTCTATTCAATAATGACCCAGATTTATTTGCAGAACTTGCAGCTTTCTTAGCTCCATACTCTGTAATTAACATCTTAATTCCACCACAAGATAGAGCTACTGAAGAAAATAAAATCAGAACAGCAATTAAAAACAAACAATTTGAATTGGCTAAAGATGATGATTCATATAATGCTAATACTCCATTCTACTTTGTAAATTATGGAGATACGATACTTGATGAATTATATGAGTCAATTGAAAAATATGTAGATTCACCACTTGTTCCAAAAGATACACAAGAAGTTGTTAGCAAACTTCTTGATACAGACAATGGTATGGGCGAGATTGAGGGATTTGAAGAAGATACTGATGAAGAAATTCTAAACTATGAATCAACTGGAAAAGGTAAAGTTATTACTGTAACTTCATCTAAAGGTGGTTCTGGTAAATCAACAGATAGTACAGGTATTGGTGCTTTCCTAAGTGAAGCTGGACAAAAAGCCTTTGAACAAGGATTGGTTGACCATGCTCCAAAAATCATTACTGTTGACCTTGATGTTAAAGACGGACAATTAGGTTATCTTAACAATGCAACAAGCCCTAACATTGTTAATGTATATATTGCAAGAAAAGATAACTCAGAAAAATTAACAGAAGAACACATTAAAGAGGGTATTTATCACAACCCTAAATCTAATACTGACTTTTTATTTGCTCCTAAAACACCAAAAAATGCTGAAGCAATTAGTCCAGCATTCTACTTAGAAGTAATAAAAGTTCTTAAAACTATGTATGACTATGTTATCTTAGATACATCAGTTAACTATTTAGACCCACTATTTTCAGAAGTGGCTTATCCAATGTCAGACAAGATTGTTCTTGTAAGTGATATGGGTATTTCATCACTTCAAGGTATGGGCCGTTGGATTAAAGAATTTGTTTACTCTCCATTAAGAGAGAATACAATTGATGAAAATAAAGTCGGTATTATCATAAACAAATTTATTCCAGATACTGGTATTGAACTTAAAGAAATTGAAAGAGCTTCTCACGGTATTAAAATCTTAGGCTTCATTCCTAATATGCCTAAATTTATTACTACAAAAGCAAATCATCATTCATTGAATGAAATTATCTACAATGAGGGTATTAAAAACTCATTTAAGATGATTGTTTCTCAATTATTACCAGAACAACCGTTAGGTGACTTCTAAATAACAATACACGCTGAAACTAACAGCTCACTACAGTTTTATTTGGATTTGGATATATTTATCATGAATTAACTTACTGCTGAAAAACTGCAGTTTATAAAGAAAAATAACCATG